CAACGGGCTTGACTGCGTTAAATGGGTTAACGGCACAGGTGCAGAACTTCGCAACGGGAACAACAGGAACAGACTTCGCTATCTCCTCAACAGGAACTACTCATACATTTGATTTACCAACGGCAAGCGCAGCTAATAGAGGTGCATTGAGTTCTGCTGATTGGACTACGTTCAACGGCAAGCAAGATGCGTTAGGATTCACAGCGGAAAACACAGCCAATAAACAGAACTCGTTAGCAGTAGACGGCACAGGGGTAAAGTTCCCAACTGTTGACGCGGTAAATAACCTATCAATGATTGATAGAGGAAAGAGAATAGTATCTTTCTTTACCGACTTTATTACTTTAATTGGTTTAGATGGTGGGCAATCTACTGTTGCATCGGGTGGATCATCGACAATAGCAAATGGTGGGGCAATACCTAATAGAACAAATCAACAAGGTGTTATAGTGTTTCAAACGGGGACATCATCAGCATTTGGTTATGTTACATATTACGGCAGCTCAGGAAGTCAACAGCTTTGGTTTGGTGGCGGAGCATGGAATTTCGAAACACTAATTAACATCAGTGCTTTAAGCACCTTGCTTGAAAGATACAGATTGATTTTTGGCTTTGGTAGCGTCATCAACAATGGCCAAGAAACAGATGGGGTATTTATTACATACGATGAGGGCGGTACTGCAAATGGAACGGTAGCAAGTGCTAATTGGCAATGTGTAACTGTTGCTAACTCAGTTCGCACGCTAACAACAACAACAACAGCAGTAACGGCAGCGGCTTGGAATAAGTTAAGAATAGAAGTTAATGCAGCAGGCACATCGGTTACATTTTACGTTAATGGAACAGCAATAGCAACGCACACAACTAACATTCCACTTCCTTCAAATAGCAGATATTTCCATATGAAAATGCAAATAGCTAAACAAATAGGATTAACATCGAGAGCAGTTTACTGCGACTATGTTGGATATGAAAACATCTTAACAACACCTCGCACATGATAATAACAAAGTACCGAATGATAACCGAGAACGGGTATATCGAAACGCTCGATAAACAAGAGGCTATTGAGTGGGGTAACTACATTGTCGTAGAAGAAGAAATAATTGAATCAAATCCATGACTGACATTAGAAAAATATCAATAGGACCGGACTATAAGAGTGGTGCTATGCATTACATCGTAGGACAGAAAGTTCTTGGTGATAGCTATGAAATAGATTGTATCAAGTACGACCACGTTAAGGATTCTATCAAGATATATATCATAAACGAAAAAAAAGAAACTCTTGTTTGGAAAGAGTTCAACTCATCTATACCCACTTCAATCGAATTTAATATCAACTACTAAATGAAATCACCGTTTTATTTTATAACGAGACCAAGAGAAGGAAAGAGATACAACAACACAAAAGAGATAGCAGGAATAGAGTTCGTAGTTAACACGTCAGAGGAGGAGCATAAGTTCTCCAATCGTGAGGCTATTGTTGTAGAGACTCCACTATGGTATACCGGACCAATCGTGCCGGGCGATACGCTTCTTGTTCACCATAATGTCTTTAAGTTTTACAACGACATGAAGGGTAGGAGAAAAAGCGGAAGAAGTTTTTTCAAAGATGATATTTTTCTAATTGATAACGAGCAGTTCTTCTTGTATAAGAAGGATGACACTTGGTATGCTTACGACAAGTATTGTTTTGTAAAGCCAATTCCTGCTATTGATTCTTATATCAATAAGCCTTTCTCCAAAGAGCCTCTGATGGGTATTATGAAATATCCTAACGAGTATCTTGTCTCTCAGGGTGTTAATGCCGGAGACTACGTAGTGTTTTCTCCTGATAGCGAGTATGAGTTTGATGTAGATGGTGAGAAGCTATACCGTATATACGATCGTCAAATTACTATTAAACTATGATAAATATAATTGACAACTTCTTAGATGCTGACACTTACAAGTCTATCTATGACAAGCTTAGTTCAAATGAATTTACAGAAGTTCCTGTTGGAGATAAATCTTTTTGGGTACAGTTTAGCAACGAAGAGTTTGATGAGTTAGTGTTAGATAAGATAAGCAAGGCTGAGGGGGTAAAGAGAAGAAACATATTAAGTTTTTTTAGGGTAGCTACTGATAAGGTTGACACTGATTGGAGGATTCATTCTGATGCTATCATAAATGGAGAGAGACCTGACAGAGCATTGGTGCTTTACCTATCTCCCTCTTCTATACAAGGCTTACATGGAACAGCATTTTGGAAACACAAAGAGCTTGGAGACTGTCTACCTGAAGATGTTTCTTTTAATAAGTTTGATGAGATTCTTTTGAGTGAGTCAAACAATGTAGACAAGTGGGACTTGCATTCAGTCGTAGGATATAAAGTCAATAGAGCCTTGTGCTATCCGTGTAATTACTTCCACAGCAAGTACCCTAATATGGGATGGTCTGAAGGCAGAATGGTATATGTAATGTTTTATAAATAAATCAATATGGCAATAGATATAAAAAAATTAAAGCTCAAGATTATTGAGTCAGGATACAAGGCTGTTCAGCATCTCATTGAGGTAGCTGAAGAAAAGATTGTGTATAAAGGACTTGATGGTGATGGCAAAGCAATGGAGTTGGCTGCAGATAGATTAAAGAACGCAGCAGCCACAAAGAAAATAGCTATCTTTGATGCATTCGAGATCCTTAATAGAATAGAATTAGAGAGAGAATCTCTTGATGCTATTGATAACGGTCCGAGTAAGGTTGATACAAAACAAGGATTTGCAGAACGACGCTCAAAATAATCTATATCGAATACTTGAGAAGTATATCCCGGCTAAGACTGTTGCAAAAAAAAATGCATCAGCAGCATGGGAGTACGGCTATGACAGTAATTACGACATGGTTATTATATCCAAGAATGGAACTATAGGTCAAGTCATAAGTATAGCAGGTCTGAATATAGCATTACCGGCTAAGCCTGATGTATGTTATAAAAGAAGAGAAGCTAAAGAAGATCAGTATTGGGAAAGAGAAGACCTACCCAAGCCACTTGCTAAGATTCAAACTATCTTTCAATGGAATGAGATGCCCACTGAGTTTAAAAATCGTTGGGTAGATTATATTGAGAAGCAGTTTGACTATCGAGAGGAAGGCTTTTGGTTTATGAATAATGGCGTTTCTACTTACATGACGGGATCACATTGGATGTATCTTCAGTGGGCAAGTATTGACGTGGGATATCCCGACTTTCGTGAGGCTAATAGAATCTTTTGGATTTTTTGGGAAGCGTGTAGAGCAGATAGCAGATGTTTTGGTATGGACTATCTCAAGATACGTCGTTCAGGATTCTCCTTTATGTCGTCATCAGAGTGTATCAATGTAGGCACGCTCGTTAAAGATGCTCGTGTAGGTATATTATCAAAGACAGGAGCCGATGCTAAAAAAATGTTTACTGACAAGGTTGTTCCTATTAACAGCCGTCTTCCTTTTTTCTTTAAACCTATTATGGATGGAATGGATAAGCCAAAGACTGAATTGGCATATCGCGTACCCGCTTCGAAGATTACGAAGAAGAACATGTTTAATGCTTCGCAAGAGATAGTAGAGGGCCTTGATACCACAATAGACTGGAAGAACACAGAAGATAACTCCTATGATGGAGAGAAGTTAAAGCTGCTCGTACATGACGAGAGTGGCAAGTGGACCAAGCCTAACAACATCAAGGAGAATTGGCGAGTAACTAAGACGTGTCTTCGTTTGGGTAGTAAGATTATTGGCAAGTGCATGATGGGGTCTACCTCTAACGCCTTGGCTAAGGGTGGTCAAAACTTCAAGGATATCTACGAGGACTCGCGTGTTGCTACACGCAATGCTAATGGTCAGACTAAGAGCGGACTATATGCTTTGTTTATTCCTATGGAGTGGAACATGGAAGGATTCATTGATATACACGGCATGCCGGTATTCCGTAAGCCTGAGAATAAAATAAGAGGGGTAGATGGAGGTTGGATTACTAATGGTGCTATTGACTTTTGGGAAGCAGAGGTAGAGGGATTGAAGAACGATGCTGACGGTTTGAATGAATTTTATAGACAGTATCCTCGCACGGAGTCACACGCTTTTAGAGATGAGAGTAAGCAGTCTCTATTTAATCTGACTAAGATATACCAACAGATTGACTATAATGATTCTATGATAAAGGATCATATTATAACACGAGGTTCATTTATGTGGCAGGACGGGATAAAAGACACAAAAGTTATATTTAGCCCTGATAGAAAAGGAAGGTTCTTAGTTAGTTGGACACCAAACAAGACTCTTCAGAACAATGTTCATATTCGTAATGGAATTAAATATGCAGGTAATGAGCACATCGGTTCTTTTGGTTGTGATCCATACGACATCTCTGCTGTTGTAGATGGGCGTGGATCTAATGGCTCTCTGCACGGAATGACTAAGTTCCACATGGACGAGGCTCCTGTCAATGAGTTTTTCTTAGAATATGTTGCACGCCCTCAGACTGCTGAGATATTTTTTGAAGATGTACTTATGGCGTGTGTTTTTTATGGCATGCCTATCTTAGCGGAGAATAATAAACCCCGTTTACTATACCACTTTAAGAACAGAGGATATAGAGGGTTCTGTATGAACAGACCTGACAAGGTATTTGCTAAGTTATCATCGACAGAGAGAGAGCTTGGTGGCATACCTAATACGTCAGAAGATATTAAGCAGGCTCACGCCTCTGCAATTGAGTCTTACATAGAGAAGTTTATAGGCATGGATATGTTTGAGACGTACAGACCTGCTGATGAGATGGGGACAATGCCATTCACAAGAACACTTGAGGATTGGGCAAGATTTGATATTAACAACAGGACAAAGTTTGATGCCTCGATAAGTTCGGGATTAGCTATTATGGCAAATCAAAAACATCTGTACATTCCTGAGAAAAAAGAAACGAAAATAAGTATTAACTTCGCAAGATACAAGAACGAAGGAACATTAAGCCAAATGATTGAATGAAAAATATAGCAATAAATATTACCTCTACAAGTTTCCCAAGTCAATTTGCTACTGATGCAGAAAAAGCTACGGATGAATTTGGATTGCAAGTAGGTCAATCTATTCAATATGAATGGTTTAGAAAAGACGGGTCTTCATGCAGATATTACGCACAGTGGAGAGACTTTCACCGCGTTCGTTTATATGCAAGAGGAGAGCAGTCTGTTGGGAAATATAAAAATGAATTAGCTGTTGATGGTGACTTGTCTTATCTAAATTTAGATTGGACTCCTGTTCCTATCATACCAAAGTTTGTTGACATCGTTGTCAATGGAATGTCTGAGCGTTTATTCAAGGTAAAGGTATATGCTCAAGATGCTATGTCTCAAGCAAAGAGAAACAAGTATCAAGAGATGGTTGAGATTCAGATGGCAGGTAAGCCTGTATTACAAAAGATACAAGAGTTAACAGGAGCAGATCCATTTATGATGGACCCTGATGAACTTCCTGAGAGTGATGATGAATTGCAATTGTACATGCAGCTTAACTATAAGCCTGCTATTGAGATTGCAGAAGAGGAGGCTATCAATACTGTATTTGACGCTAATCATTATGAAGATATACGCAAGAGACTTGACTACGATGAGACGGTATTAGGTATCTCTGTTGCTAAGCACGAGTTTCTTCAAGGCACTGGCGTTAAGATATCTTATGTTGATCCTGCCAATATTGTTTATAGCTATACAGAAGATCCTCACTTTAAAGATTGTTTCTATTGGGGTGAGATTAAGACCATGCCTCTTACTGAGTTGTATAAGATAGATCAGTCTCTAACTCCTGAAGATTTAAAAGAAATCTCTCAGTACAGCAAAGGTTGGTACGACTACTATAACGTATCTCGTTTTTATGAGAATAGTATCTTCACGCAAGACACTTGCACGTTGATGTATTTCAACTATAAGACAACCAAGAAGATAGTATATAAGAAAAAGAAACTCGATAGTGGCAACACTCGTGTCATTGAGAAAGACGATAGCTTTAACCCTCCAATAGAGATGATGGAGGAAGGTAACTTTGAAAAGATTGAAAAGATTATTGATGTTTGGTATGAGGGTATCATGGTTATGGGAACCAATATTCTTTTGCAGTGGAGACTATCTGAGAACATGGTTCGTCCTAAGTCAGCTACTCAGCATGCGTTGCCAAACTATGTAGCTTGCGCCCCTCGTATGTACAAGGGAGCTATTGAGTCATTGGTTCGCCGTATGATTCCATTTGCTGACTTGATTCAGATTACTCACCTCAAGCTACAACAGGTCATTGCTCGCGTTGTTCCTGATGGTGTATTCATTGACGCTGATGGATTGAATGAGGTAGACTTGGGAACAGGTGCAGCCTACAATCCTGAGGATGCATTGAGGCTTTACTTCCAAACGGGTAGTGTGATTGGACGTAGCTATACACAAGATGGTGATTTTAATAACGCTCGTGTTCCTATCACTCAGCTGACATCTAACTCAGGAGCTGCTAAGACTCAGATGCTTATATCTAATTACAATCACTACATGGATATGATTAGAACTGTTACGGGGCTTAATGAGGCCCGTGATGGAAGTACTCCTGATCCAAACTCATTAGTTGGCATTCAAAAGTTAGCAGCACTTAATTCAAATACTGCCACTCGTCATATCCTTGACGCGGGACTATACATATATCGATCGTTG